AGACGGAAGACAGACCAATGTCGAAGAGGGCAAGGAAAAGTATGCAAACTCTGTAGTGGAAGATGACGGCAGCTATGTAAAGCCAAATTCTGGCGGCAGAAAGAAGAAAGCAGCAAAGCCTGCAAAGCCTGCAAAGAAGCCTGAACCTATAGAAGAGGTTGAGGATGATGAGGATGAGTTCGAAGACGAAGACGATGACTTTGAAGAACTCGACTGATGATAACAATCAGTCATAGCAGGGTTCAGTCATACCTGAGTTGTCCTTATGCCCACTATTTGAGATATGTTGAAAAGATCATCAAAAAGGGCAAAAGCAGACCCCTCAGTTTTGGTTCTGATTTTCACAAACTCTTGGAGCTGAGAGCTGATAAAACCAAGGTCAAATCAGCTTTCAGTTCTATCAAAGAGTCATATTATGATCTGGATTCTGCAAGTCAAACTGAACTTGGTGATGATTACCTCCAAAGTCTCAAAGATATCTTCACTGACTACATGAAACTTTACAAGGGAGCACCATTGCCAAATCAAACGGAAACTAAATTTGAGATTCCAATTGGTCGGTATCATGGAGAAACTGTGGTTTTCAACGGAGTCATTGATGAATTGTATGAGCAAGAAGATGGACTGCTGAAAATAGGTGAGCATAAAACATTCAGCCGCAAGCCTGATCTGGTCACGGTTGTAATGAATACGCAAAAATGCCTATATGCTAAAGCAGTCCAACTTCTTACAGGGTTGTTACCTCACGAGGTAATGTGGGATTACATCAAGTCATCGCCTGCACAAGAGCCTATTTGGTTGGAAAAATCACAAAGATTCAGTGAAGCCAGTAACAATAACATCACTTCATACTCATGGGAGCGTGCTTGTAAAAGCAGAGGCATTAAAGACCCTGATATCATCAATAAAGGCAAGGAACTGTATGGTGGTAACATACACGGATTTTATTTCCGTTATACTGAAGAATACATTCCGGAGATGGTTGAGGATATTTATGCAGGATTCAAGTACACCGCAAGAGAGATTGTGACCCATGGTGAAAAGAACAAGACACGCCATACTGGTCCAAACTGTTCTTGGTGTGAGTATAAGGACATCTGTTATGCGGAGCTCACTGGCGGCAACGCTGAGTACATACGTCAAAGAGATTATGAAGAAAGAGGGTGACCAAGTGCTTGAAAATGTAACAAGTATCAAGGATTTCTCTCAGGGCAAATTGGTAGCACTTTACGGAAAGTCAGGATCAGGCAAAACCACATTGGGGGCAACTTTCCCCAAACCAATGCTATATGTGAAAATTGGTGATGATGGGAGCAGCGTGATCAAGGATGTAGATGGCATAGACGCTGTTGAAATTTCCAAAGTTAGTGAAATCAATGTCCTGATCAAAGAACTGAAAAAGGACAACAAATACAAATCAGTGTTCTTTGACACGTTCACTCTTATTGTAAACGAGTGGAAAAATGAGAATATTGTGTCCAAGAAAAAGAAGATGACCCAGCAGTCATGGGGTGACCTGCTAACTGATACAGAAGAGATCATTCGCAAGCTGCACAAATTGTCAAGAGACAAGTGGGTTATTATCTCAGGGCATGAGGTGGTTGATAGCATTGAGGGTATGGAAGATGAACTCCTGCCTGATGTACGAATTGCAGTCAGCAAGGGTGCTCGAACATACCTTGAAGGCATGGTCAACTATGGTTTACACACAATAGTAGTTGAAAAAGAGACAGAAAAAGACGGAGAGGCTATCACGGTCACAAAGCACGCTGTAGACATTGGTCCAAACCCATATTATTGGACCAAATTCCAGTCCGTCAAGTCAAAGAAAGTTCCAAAAAGGATGATCAACCCATCCTTTGAAAAATTACATCAACTCATGGATTAAAGGAGGAAAAATCACATGGCAAAAAACAGAACACATAAGGTTGATTTCACTGGCGTTGAGTCTTTCAATAAGCCAGCAGAGGGAACACACAGGGTCAAGATCACGAAAGTTGAAGAAACTACATCTCAGGGTGGAAATGAAATGTTCAAGGTCACCTTTGAGGTTATTTCCGGACCAAGCAAGGGTTGCAGGGTCATTGAGAACTACCCACTGATCGACACCGCACTGTGGAAGCTCAAGTCACTCCTGCAGGCAATCGGAATGAAGGCAGACGGCAGAGTTCAGATTGATCTCGACAAGATGGAGGGAAGAACCCTTGAAATTGATGTGTACTATGAAGAGTACAACGGTCAGGACAGAGCAAAGGTCTCAGAAACCCGCAAAGCATCCGCATCCAAAGCTGAGCCTGAGGAAGATGACGAGGACGATGAAGACCTTGAGGAAGACGATGAGGATGAGGAAGAAGAGGAAGAGGAGGATGAAGAACCTCCAAAGAAACCTGCTAAAAAGTCTGCAAAGCCAGCCAAGAAAGCACCTGCTAAAAAGGCAAAGAAAGAGCCTGAACCTGATGACGACTGGGATGATGACGACGATTGGGATGACGATGAAGCCTAAATTGTTGTAATTTACAGGGAGAGGGCAAAAATGCCCTTTCCTTGTTTTAGTGAAAGGAGCAGATGATGACCGAATTTGAATACCAAGAGAAGTTAATGGAATGTCTCGCTTATAAGAAATGGCAAGTTGTAAATGATGCAGTAGATATGCTCAACAATATGAATTATAATTTTGAGGCACTACTTGGTGAAATGAAAGCCGAAAGACAAGCCATTATCAAGATGTTAGATAGTGATGTGAGCAACAAGCAGAAGTTGCATTTCATCAAATCGTTTGCTGAAGATTGGAGACGGAAAGGAGCAGACGATGAGTAAATACATAGATGTGGAATGGCTGAAGCAGAATTTCAATACCATGTTTTGGTCGCAGATAACCAAGACTATCGACTCCGCACCGAGCATCGACATAGTACGTTGCCGAGAGTGCAAGTGGTTCGACAGCGGAAAGAACGATTCCGAAATATGGAATATGTGTACAAGACATTTCGGCAAGTACATTGATGTTAATGCCGATGACTTCTGTTCATACGGAAGCCGTTCGGAAAGGGGTAGCGAATGACTTGTGAAAAATGTTGGCTGAAAGGAGAAAATCATGGATATCTACAATATTCCAGGGGATAATGGAATAGACTACAGGTTGAAAAAATTTGTTGAGTACCAACATGAAGTACCTTCAATCCATTATCGTGTTCTGGGTGAGTATGTGAAAAAACTCCACCTCAGTAAAGACGATGCTGTAATGATGTGTTGGTTCATGTCATGTACATACAATGAGATCACCTGTGCGTTTTTACAAGAAAAGTTTCTCTGGCATCAGCTGTCTCCTAAAGATGTAAGACCCTATTGTGAAAATTTCTGGGTTGAGTATAAGGAAAAGCTGTTATTTGGATCAGCTCGAACATATGCGAAGAGCATGGATTGGTTTCCTATACTCATGGAAAAGTTCATAAAACGTACAAAAAAACAACCTTATAGGTGGCTGAAAAGTTTATTGAAAGGTGATCCTGTGTACGACTATTATTCTGTGATACGATCTTTAGAAAAATTTCAATACGTTGGAAGATTCTCCAGAGATCTATTCATGGAATCTATAATGTACCTACAAGAATATCTTGATATTGAACTCACAGAGCCAGAGATTTTAGACTGGGAAAGATGCAGTAATTTAACATCTGGGTTGTTGAATATATTCTATTTAGATGAGGAAGCAAATGAGTTTGATAAAACTGGAAAAATCCCTGAAAATGTCACAAGAACGCAATTATCAGGTTATTTAGATATTGTTCAACAAACAATACACAAAACCTACCCAGAACAGGACAATGACCTTAATATGTTTGTAGGAAAAATTTGCAGCTTTCGCAACCTTTTCAAAAAAGCTCGCTATGGAGGGTTTCATCACGATAGAGAGCTGGGTTGGATAAGAGAATATGAGTACAATTTTCCCGAATTGAGATTAGTGTGGAATCGCATATATGATTTACGAGCTGAGCTGTTTCCGCACAGATTTTTGGGCGAATGTAACGATTGGACTGGAATCCGGAAAGACCGTAAAAATCTGTGGTTGAATTTCGGTCTAACTGGAGTAGAACAAGAACCAGTCAAGTCCCACAATCGATTATTGGTAAACATCAGAGGCACGAATGGATCAGGAAAATCAACAATCCCAATCTCTATGAAAGATGACCCTGACATGTATGAAGTTGTGAGACCCTACAAAGGCAAGCCAAGAACAATTCTCACAGTCTTTCCAACATATGGCTGGGTAGCTTTGGGAGCATACAGTCGACAAGTAGGAGGTCTTGATCAATTTCCAAACAAAGCCTTTACAGAAAAAGTATTGAGCTATGCATTGAAAAAATTTCCGGAATACAACATACTGATGGAAGGAATTTTAGCATCTACCACATATTCTACATATTCTGACTTGTTTAAGGAAGTACAAAAGACCTATGGGATTCAGCCTGTGCTGTATTATCTTATGCCACCTGTTGAGATTTGTATAGACCGTATAAGAAAACGAAATGGTGGAAAGTCATTTAAGGAAGAACTCGTCCGCTCGAAGTATGCTACGATGGTGCGAGGCATTGAAAAATTTCGTCAGGCTGGTGATTTTCCCGTGTTAGTGGTAAATAATTCATTAACCAAAAAATCGGACGTTATATCGCAATTTTTTGACAAGTTGGAGGAAGTGACATGAAGCCGATTATCACAATTCCATCGTATAATCGCCCAGACTCAAAAATATTCGACAAGCTGATACCAATAAGGCTTGAAAAATTTGTGTTTGTACGGAAAAATCAGTATGAAGATTATGTTCATCTTCAGGAGAAAAATTTTCGTGTTATCACTATCCCTACGTCTATTGAGGAGATTGGAAAAACAAGAAGATACATTGTTTATTGGTGTCAGAAACATGGGTATAAATGGGCATTCATGTTTGACGATGACATCAGTAAAGTGGAATGCCTTGGTAGAAAACCAGACGGGACATGGAATTCCAAACGAATACTTGCTGGGTCTCAAATGCCACCTCAATTTGAAACTGAAGCCTTAAAATTGTGGTACACATTGGCAAAAAGACATGAGATTTGTTTAAGTTCTCCAAACCATAGAGCCTATGACAGATTTAATCATGGCTACAATATCCGGATAAACAAGTCTGCTCCTATTCAGTGTGTACTTATGTATATCCCTGCAATTATAGCTGTCGGAAGCTATAAAAACAGTCGTAAAATCGGCAACGAAGATTTATATATAATCTATCAGCTGATGACACAAGGATATAAAGTTGGAAAAGTTGGGTTGGTTGAGTATGATTGTGCTGCAATGGGCAATATAGAAGATGGGACTTCAGATTCATTCCAAGAAAAATATGAACGATTTGTAAGGTGTTTTAAGAAAAATGTGTGTGATGACCCTGAGCTGATTGGAGTAAAAACAACTTCAACAGGAGTTCCTTCTATTCAATTTAAGTGGAAGAACTGGGGAGGATATGACATCAATTTGGAGGAATCAGATGAATAAAACCATTTTAGTTTTGATTAACGGTCATGCAGGTGTTGGAAAAGACACATTTGTAGACCTTTGCCGTCAGTTTGCAGCAGAAAGAGACTGTGAGGTTATGAACCTGCACAGGTCAGATGCTCCAAAGGCTGCATTGACTTCTTTGGGCTGGGACGGTGTTAAGGATGGGGAAACCAGAGCTGTATTGAAAAATATCATTGATTGGATGGAGTCAAAAGGCTTGCTCAATAAATACCTTGAGACTCAGGTTGAAGCAGCTAAATCTGTATTCTCAGACAAGGATTTGATGATATTCTATCACGTGAGAGACCCTGAAATTATGTATGCGTTGATGGATCATTACATAGGCACAGAACTACAGCCAATTTCTGTACTGATCAAAAGAGATTTGAATCAACCTGCAGAACCTTCAGACTGGTGGGGAGACCTTGAAAATGCTGACTATCTGGTGAGTATTCAGCTGCCCCCAAGAGATATGTCAATTACAGCTGAAATAGCCAAGCAATTCACAAATTTTTTGCTCGATGAAAAGTATATTATTGTAAAACAGGAGGAATACCAGAATGGACACAAAAGTCACTCATATGATTGTAACCCGAACTGCGACTGAGGCTTGGGAAATGTGGTACAAAGAACTGGAAGACATGCATAAGCAGAATTTCCATGATTCTTCAAGAGATGGTGCTGTAGTTGG